CAATAACCTTGTAAGTACAGGAATTTCTATACTTTCTACTGTAAATGAGTCAGTAGGAGGCAAAGAAATTGAATCTGTAGACTCTGTGAAGCGTTTTGCACCTAAAATTTACTCTACATTCAATAGAGCAGTTACAGCAAATGATTATGAGGCATTAATTCCTAAAATTTACCCAGAAACTCAGTCAGTTTCAGCTTTTGGAGGTGAAGAATTGACTCCTCCTCAATATGGAAAAGTTTTTATCACTATAAAACCATTTTATGGACCTTATGTGCCAGATTCTATAAAAACTAACCTCAATACCATGCTCAGAAAGTATTCTGTTGCTGGAATTGTTACTGAAATACAAGATCTCAAATATTTGTATGTTGAAGCTCATATTAATGCTTATTATAACCCTAATTTAGCATCAGATTCTAATTCTGTTAAAACAGTTGTATTGAACAATATTAATAGGTATGCAGATTCATCAGAAATGAATAAATATGGAGCAAGATTTAAATATAGTAAATTTCAAACTGTTATAGACAATAGTAATGATTCTATAACTTCTAATATCACTAAAATTGAAATTAGAAGAGATATGAAACCTTCATTAAATCAAAATGCAGAATATGAGTTATGTTTTGGTAATTCTTTTTATATAAAGAGTGATGAAGGTTATAATATCAAATCATCTGGATTTACTGTATTTGGAATGGCTGATACTGTTTATTTGGGTGATAGTCCAATTAATAATAGAGTTGGTAATTTATTTTTATTTAAATTAGATGGAAGAAATTCACCAACAGTAGTAAGTAGTAATGTAGGAACTATTGATTATGAAAGAGCTGAGATTTTAATAAAACCTATTAATATTACAGGAACTTCTAAAAAAGTACAAGATATTCCAATTATAGAAGTATCTGCTTGTCCACAGTCTAATGATATTGTGGGATTGCAAGATCTTTACTTACAATTAGATGTTAGTAACAGTACTGTAGATATGGTTGCAGATAGTATCACTTCTGGTGAAAATACTGCAGGTAATCTTTATACAGCAACATCAAGTTATATGGTTGGTAATATAGCTAGATTAACTGAGGATGAATCTTTAAATACTACCCTCACTTCCTCAGATACATATATCTTAGGGTCTCCCACATCATTACCATATTAAACCTCCCGTAAGGATAAATGCCAGAAAATACAAGAGTAAAAATTAGTTCAGTTGTAAAAAATCAACTGCCAGATTTTATACAAGCAGATTTTCCCCTTGCTGGTGAATTTTTAGTACAATATTATACTGCTTTAGAAGGTCAAGGGTCTACCCTTGATGTTTTGCAAAATATTGACAAATATATTAAAGTAGATGAACTAACTGACCTTGTAGATTATACATCTTTATCTACTAATGTAGGAATTGCTGATAATACTATATCTGTAGACTCTACTACAGGATTTCCAGAGTCTTATGGATTACTTGAGATAGATTCTGAAATTATTACATATACTGGGGTTACTACTAATAGTTTTACTGGATGTTCACGTGGATTTAGTGGAATTACTTCATATAGAAGTCCTACTAAAACAGATGAGTTGGTTTTTACTAATTCTGGTGTTTCTACGCATTCTAGTGGATCAGTTGTCAGTAATTTAAGTGTTATATTTTTACAAGAATTTTTAAAGAAGGTAAAAAGACAAATAAATCCTGGATTTGAAGAAAGATCCTTAGATGATAGTATAAATGAAAGATTATTTACAAAACAAGTAAAAGATTTTTATTCTTCTAAGGGAACTGATCAATCCTTTGAAATTTTGTTTAGAGCATTGTATGGAGAAGATGTAAATGTTTTAAAACCAAGGGATTATCTTTTTATTCCATCAAATTCTAATTATAAAGTCTCAAAACAAATTGTAGTAGAGGCTATTGATGGAGATCCAGAAAAACTTATTAATAGAAACTTATTTCAAGATAATGTAGATGGATTTCCTAAAGCTACAGGTGCTATTAGTGATATAGAAAAAATTATAAGAGATGGTAAAGAATATTATAGAATGAGTCTTGATTATACACCAGGATCTACTACAGTGACTGGAGATTTTTCAATTCATCCTAATACCAAGGTAGTAGATTCTATTTCAGTTGGATCTACAGTTATGAATGTGGATTCTACTGTTGGGTTTGGAACTACTGGTAGTTTACTTGCTAATTTTGGTGATGGAACTTCTAATACTATAAATTATACTTCAAAATCTTTAAATCAATTTTTTGGATGTTCTGGTATTGATAGATCTATTAATGCTGCTCAAAATATTATAATCAACACTCATGCTTATGGATATTCTGGAATAGGAACTGCAGATGTTGTTAAAGTACGCGTAACTGGTGTTCTTTCTAATTTAGATATTACTTTTGAAGATAATAGATATAGTGAAATTGGAGATGTTATTGAACCTAAAGGTTTGGGTTCAAATACTGATAACAAAATAATCAAAACTTTATTTTCTAATGTTTCCACAACTTATAATGTAGAATCTATTGAGTTAATTGATAAATCTAACTTTACCTATAAACTTACTCTTTTTGACACTCATAACTTTATTGTTGGAGATAATGCTCTTATAAACGATATTGAATGTTCTATTATATCTCTTGTAAGTTCAAAAGATGTATTAATTAAAGGTGCTGGTGAATTATCAATTAATACAAATTATAAAATTAAAAAATTAATATCTAAGGCAAATTTAAGTAATTATCCTTCAACTAATATCTTTACTGCAAATATTCAAAACTCCTATTTGGATAATGCTGGAAATACTTATATAACTGCACCATCTATACCAAATTACTTTAATGATGCTCTAGATATTAGGGATACTGATATTTTATTCTCTGGTTCTTTTGATGATAGTGATACTATCAATATACCCAATCATGGATTAATAACTGGTGAAAGAGTAACTTATGTTGCAGGAGAAGGTGATAATAAATTAGATATTACTGAAAGTGAGTATTTTATTCAAAAAGTAGATATTAATAATATTAAAATTGCTAGAAGTAGTGCTAATATCAGTAATAACATTTTTCTCTCTTTTTCTGGTAGTGTTAGTAACAATAAGTTTGAAATATCAGAATTTTCTAATAGATCAATACAATCACAAAAATTAATAAGAAAAATAGAAAAACCAGTTAAAACAATATCACCACAATCTACTCAAAGTGGAAAAACTGGTATTTTGGTTAATGGTGTAGAAATACTCAATTATAAGTCAAATGATGTTGTTTATTATGGACCTTTAGATGAGATATCAGTAGTTAGTGCTGGATCTGAATACGATATAACAAATCCACCTATAGTTTCTGTTACTGATGAAGTTGGAACTGGATGTTCTGCTTTTTGTGAAGTTGAAGGTAATATTAGTGAAATTAAGGTTTTAGATGGTGGATTTGATTATATTACAACTCCAACTTTAAAAGTAAGTGGTGGAAATGGATCTGGTTGTATAGCATCTCCTAATTTAGTTTTAGTGAATCATTCTGTTGAATTTGACTCAATAGAAACTGCTGGTTTGGTTAATCTTACTAATAATACAATAGGATTCTCAACTTTCCATAAATTCAGAGATGGTGAACTTGTTTCGTATAATACAGAGAAACAAACTGCTATAGCAGGATTAACCACAAATGCTACTTATTATTGTTGTGTTAAAAACTCTACCACTGTATCTTTACATAAAAACTATTCAGATGCCATAGTAGGAGTTTCTTCTATTAATCTTACTGCTTATGGAGTAGGTATTCAGGAATTAAAATGTCAGTCTAAGAAGAGAGTAATTAGTTCTGTAAGTATTGGAAATAGTGGTTCTGGTTATAAAAACAGATTAACTGCAATAACTGCTGCTGGAATTAACACATCTTTAAATACTATCAATATTAAGGGTCATGGATACAAAACAGGAGAGAAAATTAGATATGATGCTAAGGCAACTTCTATTACTGGACTTTCAACTCTAACTGATTATTATGTAACAGAAGTAAGTGGAGATTCTTTCAGATTATCTGCTGTTGGTGTAGGTTCTACAGCAGCAAATTTCTATTTAAATAATAAGAAATATATTGATTTAAAAAATGGTGGTACTGGTTTTCATGAATTTAATTATCCTCCAATCACAGTAACAGTATCTGGTCACATTGGAGTTGCTACTTTTAGTGGACAAAACTTTGAAGCTTCTTTATTACCTTTAGGAAAAGGTTCTATTCAATCAGTTTATGTTGTTGATGGTGGATCTGGGTATGGTGCTCAAGATGTTATTAACTATAATAGACAACCAGAGTTTTCTTTGAAATCTGGTAAGAATGCTCAATTGCTTCCTATAGTATCAGTAGAAGGTAAGGTAACAGAAGTATTAGTATTGAATTCTGGTTCTGAATACAATTCCAATCCAGAACTAGAAATTGTTGGAGAAGGTGTAGGATGTGTTATTGATCCAATATTAAAGGGAGGTATGATAGATTCTGTTAAGGTAGTTCATAGTGGAATTGGATATACTTCTTCATCAGCAAAGATTAAGGTAACTCCTAATGGAAGTGAAGCTAAGTTCTATTCTAATCCAAGAACTTGGACTATTAATACATTTGAAAGATTATTGCAGAATGATCAAATTACAACAGATGATGGTGTTGTAAGTAAAGGATTAAATTCTGATTACCAATTAGAATACACTCATTTATATTCTCCTAGAAAATTAAGACAATCTACTTATATTAGAAGATCTGTAGGTGATAAAGAAGTATTTGTTCCCGACCTATCATTAGAAAATGATATAGAGCAAGACTCTGAATCACATTCTCCAATTCTTGGATGGTCATATGATGGTTCTCCTATCTATGGTCCATATGGTTATTCTACCAACTCTGGAGGTTCTATAAAAGTACTTGAGTCTGGATACTCTGTTGCTATAACATCGCATAGACCTAATCCTCTTACATCTAATGAAGAGCAAATATATCCAGATGGATTCTTTGTAGAAGATTATGCCTTCCAAACTGATAAAGATCTAGATGAGCATAATGGAAGATTCTGTAAGACTCCAGAATATCCAGAAGGAGTATATGCTTATTTTGCTACAATCAATCCTAATGTTAAAGATTCTGAGGGAGCATTTAAAAACTATAGAAGACCTCAGTTTCCTTATTTTATAGGTAATTCATATAAGCATCAACCTATAGATTATAATTTCCTTATTACATCAAATCAAGATGACATAGATTTAAATAAAACAGACTTAGTTAGAAATACACGTCCTTATAATTTCTTATTTGATAATTCTAGTTATGATTTTCTAGTTAATCCTAATGATATCAATCAACAAAAAACATTTGTTACTGATGTTAGTTCTGGATCAGTAAATGATGTTGGTATTTCTACTGGAGGAACTGGTTATAGGACAACTGATTGTATTGAATTTAATAATACAGGAACTAGTGGATATCAAGCTAAAGCTAGAGTTAAGTTGGTTGGTGGCAAAACTATAAATCAAATTAGTGTTGCTTGCACTACTTTTTCAAATGTTGAGTTTATTCCTAGTCAAAATACTCATACCTATGTTGGATATACTACTGTTCCTCATAATCTTTATGAACAGGAATTTGCTGTTATTAGTGGATTAAGTACAAATGGAATAGGTAATAATAATATTCAAAGTGTAGGAATAAGAACTGAGACATTTAAGTTGTTTGAAGAAGTAGCTGGCATTTCCACTACAGGTATAGTCACTTTCTTTAATATATCAGGAAATGTAAATTCTGATTATATCAAACCAAATGATATTTTGGGAATAGGAACTGAAAAAATAAAAGTATTGAATCTTGATGAAGAATTATCTAGAATTAGGGTTATAAGACAACATGATTCTACAGTAGGATCTTCTCATACTGCAAATTCTACTTTAACTCAAAATCCAAGATCTTTATTTTTTATACCACCAATTAGAAATGATAATTCTAATTTTAGACTTAACCAAGAATTGTATTTCAATCCTGTAGAGTCTGTTGCATTGGGTAATGTTTCTGGAGTTGGTATTGGTTCTACTCTATTCTTCTCCAATCCAGGTACAGGTATTAGTGAAGTTTTTGTTCCTACAAAATCAATTTATCTTAAGAATCATGGATTATCTTCTGGGGATACATTAACCTATAGAACTAATGAAGGGACTGCTCTAGGGGTTTCTACTGATGGTACAATGACGTTTACATTGACCAATGAGCAAACACTATATGCATCTCCATTATCAAAAGATTTGATAGGTATCTCCACTGCTAGAGTGGGATTGGGTTCTACAGGTTCTTTTGTAGGAATTAATAGCACCAATGCTAGTGTTAGCACTTTGTATTTTACTGGAATAGGAACTGGATTGTATCATAGTTTTAAAACTAATTATGAAAATGTTTTGACAGGTAAAGTAGAAAAATCTTTAGTAACAGTATCTACTGCATCAACTCATGGATTGACTAATAAAGACAGTGTATTTTTAAATGTTCTTCCAGGTATTACCACTACAGTAAAAGTAGCATATAATGATTACAATAGAAGATTAGTTATTAATCCTAGAACATTTGCTTCAGGAGATGTTAATGTATCTACTAATACCATAACAATTCCAAGACATGGTTATAGTAATGGTCAAAAGGTTATCTATACAGCATCTACAGCATCTGGTGGATTATTTAATAATGGAATTTATTTTGTATATGTTGTAGATTTAGATTCTATTAAATTATGTAATGAATTTTATCAATCTAAAAAATCTGCACCTATTGTAGTCAATATTACTAGTGCTTCTGCTGGTACTATATCTCCTATCAATCCAAATGTTAAAGTAGAAAAAGATCAAAAAATATCATTTGATCTATCAGATTCTTCTTTATCATTTACTAATAATGAAGTATCATATAGTGCATTTGAGTTTAACTTGTATAGTGATAGTAATTTAAGTAATAAGTTCTTTACATCAGGTCAGACTGATGATTTTAATGTTAGTCAAGTTGGAACAATTGGTATAGATGCAAATGCTGCAGTAACCATTAAAAATGTAGAAGAAATTAATAAAGATTTGTATTATAATCTAACTCCTATTAATGACACTCTTAACATCGATGTTAAGAAGGAAATTATTAGAGATAGTATTAACAATATTAATCCTAATAGTTTATCTTTAAAAAATAGTCCTTTAAGTGGACATCATACTATAGTGGGAGTAGGAACCACTACCTTCTCATTCTCTGCACAAGTTTCTCCAGAAAAATTAAATTATGTAGCATCTGATGGTAAGTTAACTTATTCTACAGATGGTAATGATGCATATGGACCTATTGAATCTATATTAATCACTTCTAAAGGATCTGGATATAAGAGTCTGCCTGGTATAAGCACTATCATATCTGATTTTGGTAGTGGTGCAATCTTAAAACCAAAAAGTAATACTATAGGTAGAATATCAAATGTAGATATTCAAAATATTGGTTTTGATTATTCTGCAGATAAAACTTTAAGACCACAATCACAACTTCCTCAGTTAGTAGAAGTAGATGCTCTTGCTTCTGTTCTTAAAGTAGGAATTACTTCTGTAGGTAAAAATTACCTATCTTCTCCTGGTTTGGTAGTCTTAGATGGATTGACTAATAAAGTAGTTCCTGATATATCATTAGATTATGAAATAGGAGATACTGAAGTTACTATTTTAAGGAATAGTAAAAATCTAAATGATGTAGTGCCTACCATTATACCAACTAGCAATTCTAATGGAATTACAATTAATAATATTGATTATAATGAGGGAACTCAAGACGTAACAGTAACTATTGGAGCTAGCTTTAGTGATGCTGCTGATTATCCATTTGAGGTGGGTAAGAAGGTAATGATTGAAGGTGTAAGTGTTGGAGTGGGAAGCACTGGATTGGGATATAATAGTGAGAATTTTGAATATACTTTATTTGAAATTTTAGCAACAGATCCTAATATAGGTGGAACACTAGGAACTGTGAGATATAACTTAAGTGATGTTATTCCTACTGGGTCTATTCCAGGAAATTTCATATCAGCAACTTCATCTGGTAAAATTATTGCAGAAAGTCAGTTCCCTATTTTTGATATTAAACTAGAAGATAATAAGTTTGAAATAGGAGAAACTTTAATTAGTGGAAATAAAAAAGGAATTTTACAATCAACTAATGAATTAACTGGAATTCTTAAAGTATCTTCTCCACATACATTCTTAAAAGGAGAACCTATCAGTGGTGAATCTTCTGAAACAAAGGCAACTATTATTGATGTTGTTTCTTATAATTCTTTATATGAAGTAGAATCTTCTTCTATAGTTAATGAAGGATGGAAAAATAATTCTGGATTTTTGAATGATAATCAACAAAGAATATTTGATAGTGAATATTATCAATATTTCTCATATTCACTTCAATCTGCAGTTCAATTTACTAAATGGAAGGAAGCAGTTTCTTCTTTAAATCATACTGCAGGATTTAAAAAATTTAGTGATTTGATTGTAAAAAGTGAATCTGATGTTGGGGTATCAACAGATCAAAGTGAAACTAAGTTTGAAGTTGTAACAGATTTGATTTCAGTGATGGATTTAAATACAGTATTTGATTTTGATTTAGTAAGAGAGAAAACTTTAACAATAGGTTCTAATATAGTTTCAGATGAGATAGTTTTTGATACTAGAATTCTTGCAGATTATAATGAATCTATTGGTAACAGAGTATTGACTATTGATGATATTAGTGGAGAATTTAATAATAATGCTAGAACTGATGCTTTTATGTCTGTTGATAGTTTCAATTTAGCGAGTGTAAGATATAGAAAATATATTTCATTCATCAGAGATAAGAGATTTACTAAAGAAAGACAGATCTTATTAGTTTCTGCTCTTCATGATGATACTGGTAATATCTTCTTAAACCAATATGGTAGAGTTGAAACCAATACTGACCTTGGTGAGTTTGGTGGAGATTTAGGTTCCTTTGATATGGATATTGCTGGTGATGATGGAAGACTACTATTCTTCCCTAAGAAGTTTAAATTCAATAATTATGATGTTTCAAATGTAGCATTTAATATTTC